TACAAAGCCCATTCTCCGATGTTAGATTCAAGTAAATCTCTTTCAAAATCGCTAGTGGGTTCATATGAACCGAGCGTGTAAAGCGCCCTAGCTTCTCTCATGAGAGAGAAGTATTTCTCAGATCCAGCTCTGTAGACAGGTTTGTCAAAAGCAACACCTTCCTGCAAGTGCCATCTCACGCCGCTCGAGACCGTCGGTGACTTATTAAGCTGTGCTGAGACACATAAGAATTCTTCTCTGATGATCTTTCGAAGATTGATTTCAGAAATTGACATGTCTATATTTATTGCTCAAGACCCAATAATGTTAAAATTCGTAAAATAACTGTTATACTTAAGATTCTTAAGTGCGGTAGAACCAAGAAGAAAATGAAACACGGCGCAGGCCTTCACATCATCCTGGACGGTTACGTCAAAGATCCAAGCGTTTTCAATGGACCATCTCTGAAGAATGCATTTGAAAAACTTGCTGAAGAACTAGAAATGAAGATCATCATGGGACCGGACTTTCTCGAAGTCGATCTTGATCCTTCAAAGCTTCAGTCAGACGTCTTCCAAGATGAGGGCGGAATCACCGGAATGTGTGTCATCTCCACGTCTCACATGTCCATCCACTGTTGGCCAATCCGCAAGTGTTTCTCAATGGATGTGTTCTCGTGCAAGGATTTTGATGGCAACAAGGCTAAAGAAATTATTTGGGATCTTCTCGGTGTAGAAGAAGGTAACATAGTTGCTGTCAATCGTTATTTTCCTAGACGATAAATTTTTATAATCTCGCGAGTCTTTGTAGTATACTGGGACTTCTAGCCGATCGGCTTTTAAGGAAAGGTACGTATGAACAAGAATCTATTCACAATCGTTTGTTTGTCTGCCGCACTTGTCGCATGCGAGGACAAGAAGGAAGAGACGCAAGGCAGCACTTCTGCTTCAACCGCATCAGCTGGTGGATCACAGGGGCAAGGTGGCTCGACCGCTTCTTCAGGCGGCGCGCCAGGCACGGGTGGTTCGACTGCAACAGCTGGTGGTCAGACCGGTCAAGGCAGCGCGGGCCAGGGTGGTGATGCCAGCACTGCAACAGCTGGTGGCGCAGGCGGTAAGTGACACAATAAAATTGCTCAATTAAGCAGGCCTCGGTTTTTTACCGGGGCTTTTTTGTTTCTAAAGCTAGATACTTACCCATCAAAGGAACGACATGATGAGAATCAAGATTTCACAGCTAAGATCTTTGATAAGAGAAGCTATTGAAGAAAGTGAATTTACTTGGAAAATTGCGAAGGCTGCAAAAGACGGAAAAAAGAAAGTAAAAGTAGGAGATAAAGAATTTCCTGTAAAAATGTCAAAGAAAAAAGCTGATGATATTCTTGACGAAGAAGATGTAGACGAAGGTTCTACGTGAGGCTCATAAAGAACGACAGTTTGTCGTTGTAGTCAAATAGTCGCGGCACAAGGCCATGACCTTGGAACTCGGTTACTCGTGAATCGAAGCGACGTAACGATCAACGTTTATTTAATTCTTCAGCAATAAGTTCAGCGATTAGATTACGTAGTTTTGATTCTTCGATAGATTTTTCTATTCTTTTATCGTCGCCTGTTTTAATTGCGCTGGTAATTTTTCTAAATCGCATTAACATTTTAGAAATATCAGCGGACATGCCAAGTACGGCGGCTCGCGATACGGGTGTAGAAAAAGACGATTGAATTTCTTGTAACTTCATTGCGGCATCATACATCGATTTAACTAAATTGTCGAGTACAACATTACTAGCCGGCGAGACGATCGCTACTTCTTCGCGAATTTTTTTCGTTTTCACTTCTTTTTTCTTTTTGATTTCTTTACGACTGCCCAACTCTTAGACGGGTTTGCAGAGTTTACACGGGCCATCGCCCATTGGTGTTGCGACATGCCTTTTCTTGATCCGGACGATGCCCAAGCTGCTAAACCTTTTTTGTATTCTGATTCTACAGAACCCGGAGTCAGACCTCTCTTTTTCGCTTTTTTCTTTAACGTAGCTTTCGTTTTTGCGCTTAATTCTTCTTGTAGTATTTCGTTTATTAATTCGGCGATGAGTGGCAACAAGTTATTTTCTTCTATCGATTCACGCTTAGCTGATTTTGAATCAGATCGAGGTTTATTTTCCCACCCGGGTTTTTCTCTTTCGCCTTTTTCCATTTTTTCGCGACGATTATAAGCCCTTTGTATTCTTTCGGGATCGCCACTCTCAAGGTCAGCTTTAGTCATGTCGAGTTGTTTATCCCGTTTGCTACCTTCAGGTGCTTTATACTGTTTTGGGTGTTTATTTTTATTTTCTACTAAAATTTTTTGCACCATTGTTCGTATATCACTAAGTGTGCTTAAGATCATGTCGTTCATAACTTTAATTATACTTTAACAAGAAATAAAAACTTTAATTGAACAGGTGAAAAAGTCTATGTACAATACTTTCAAGAGGTTTTATATGTCAAATGATAGTTTAGAAGAAAAAACATTACAAGAAGAGACGAAGACAAACACGCAGAGACAAGAATTGCTTTGCAGAGTTGTCGACGTTGAACTTTCTCTTCTCACAGCATTTAAGCGATTTGTCGAGGAAGAAAAATCTTCGCTTGAAGACATGATGAATCTTGCAAGAGAAGAACTCTCTAAGATGGAACTATTCGCACCTAAGGTTACTGACGATACATCTGATGAAGTTCAAATAGAATCAGTTTGACCTAGTATAACTATGCACACCTATGTCAAGGGATTTTGTGATAGATACGCGTGTGTTGGCAGAAAATTCAAGCATGTTCGTTTAAGAAGATACAATGACAACGGACCAAACTGAATTACTAAATGTAGATGCTACCGTAAAGATCGATGCATATCGTGTCATTGATGTTGCAGTTGAGAATGCTATTAGTTATGGCTACTCAAGAGCTTTTAAGTACACTGATAGCCCAACAAAAGATCATATCATAGATGAAATTCATAGAAGTGTGATGAATAATCTCTGCGATATCTTAAAATTTGACGAGTGAAGAGAAGAAGACAAGATTTTAGTGTTAATTTTTGTCTTGGCGACTTAGTCAAGGGAGATTTTGACAATGATTTTATCTATACATTTTCAAGAGCTGCAGAGACTCAACAGGGATCTTTTTGCGGCGACGGACCTAAATTTTGCAGAAATGATGTGGGATTGGTCATCGGAATAATCTCAACACCAGAATCTTTTTATTCATCAGGATTCTGTAAATTATTATTTAACTCAGGAGAAGTCGGTTGGTTACCACATCGCTGGCTGATTAGAGTGGATGATGTAAATAAAACTTCTAGAATTTTTAAGAGTATTCGCGCGAGCAAAAAGTTAAAGAGTAATGTTTAAGCAAATCGACAGGGACAAGACAGCGCTGGAAAGACAGCGCTCAGAACGCTTGACATGTTATGACACAATTGCTCAGGTCTATCTGTGCAAGCAATCACCCAAGAGTTAAGTTAGGCTCATTGATCTTCACACCAGCGTGAGTTTGCTTCATAATTATTTTCTATCAATGTTATAATTTTTAAACTAATGCGATAGTATTCAACAACATGAAAGACAGATTTACCGGAATCAAAAAGTTGTATAGTAACGAAGACGTTGCACGCCTCCGCGGAAAAACCAGGGTAGAACATACCCTAGCAAGATTAGGCGCAGAAAGGCTTTGGAAATTGATAAATGAAAAGCCTTATGTTCACGCTCTAGGAGCATCAACAGGTGCTATGGCTGTCCAACAAGTAAAAGCAGGACTGGATGCGATCTATCTTTCTGGGTGGCAAGTCGCAGCTGATGCTAACTTGTCAGGAAACACATACCCAGATCAAAGCTTATATCCCGCAAACAGCGTTCCATCCATCGTAAAAAGAATCAATAGTGCGCTGCTAAGAGCAGAACAAATTGATCACGCAGAAAACAAGAACAGCGATAAACACTGGTTAGCTCCGATTGTAGCAGATGCAGAAGCAGGATTCGGAGGACCCTTGAACGCTTTTGAATTAATGAAAGCTATGATTGAAGCTGGCGCAGCTGCAGTACATTGGGAAGATCAACTAGCATCTGAAAAGAAGTGCGGTCACCTCGGAGGAAAAGTCCTCGTTCCAACATCACAATTTATTCGGACTCTTACTGCAGCTCGTTTAGCAGCTGATGTCATGGATGTTCCCACCGTGATCATTGCACGAACAGATGCAGAGTCTGCAAATTTAATCACAAGCGATGTTGATCCATACGATCATGACTACATCGAAGCAGGCAAACGTACACCCGAAGGGTTCCATTACCTCTGCAGGACAGGAATGGAAAGATGCGTTGCGAGAGGTCTAGCATATGCTCCTTACGCTGACATGCTCTGGATGGAAACTTCAACACCTGACCTAGAAGAAGCAAGGGTCTTCGCGGAAGGCATTCATGCAAAATTTCCAGGTAAACCTTTAGCATACAATTGCTCGCCGTCTTTCAATTGGAAGAAGAATCTTGACGATGCAACCATCGCAAAGTTCCAAAGAGAACTTGGAGCCATGGGCTACAAATTCCAGTTCGTGACATTAGCAGGATTCCATTCACTTAACCATGGAATGTTCGAACTAGCTAGAAAGTACAGAGATCATGGAATGTCTGCTTATTCAGAGCTTCAACAAGCGGAATTTGATTCTGAACAGTTTGGATACACTGCTACAAAACATCAACGTGAAGTTGGAACAGGTTACTTTGACGAGGTATCAAAAGTAATCTCAGGTGGTAATTCTTCAACTCTAGCGCTTAAAGAATCAACAGAAGCACGCCAGTTTGATAAGTAATAGCATGAGACTATTAAAGGGATTATCAACAACACTATTTGTCGCTACAGCAGCAGGTTGCATAACTCAACTCGGCACTGTGCCGCTTCAAGACGACAATGAGAAATCTGTAGATAAATCTTCAGTTTCTCCCGCGCATCAAGAAGAGAAACAGAGCTTAGATGACTGTGGTTATCAAGAGATAGTTGTTGATAATCCTGATAAAACCAAGACTATCATTGTCGTACCGCTCGAATGTGTAGACGAACCTGTAGATATTGTTTGCGATCCTGATCTAGAAGATCCCACTAAACAATATGAAGTTGGTGCTACAGAAAAGATTAATCTTTGATGTACAGCCACCGCATAAATGCAGAAGCTAGAGCAAGTCCAAGAAAAATCTTAAATAATAACTCGAGAAACACGTCGAACAAATTTTGAAATATCTTTTCCAAGTTCATGTAAATATGTAATAATCAAGACATGGTCGCTGTGGGTGATTTAGTTCTTTATCCTAAAATTTAGATGAACAAATTATTATGACTGTAGTTAGAGTCTCATCTAATGATGTCTATCAACTCTGCAACCTCTTGTCCTGCGACGGCACGATGCTAAAAGAAATTTGGATAGGCTGCCTTCAAATTATTTTCTGAATAAAGACATAATCTTAAAAATCTTTAATGTTTTTTAGGACTAAATCTCTCTGTGTTAGACATACTTAAAGCTCGGAAGACGCACGTATGTCATCCCGAAAAGAAGAACTTGTTGAGCAGCTTGAGATCATCAGTGCTCAGATAAATCAATTGAGAAAAATTGCTTCAAAAAACAGCAAGGAAGCTAAAGAAAAATCTCGACTGATGAAACTCATGACCGCGTTGATCATCGAACTAGACTCCTTGAAAGATCCCGAAGATTCAGAAGATTAATTTGATTTTACTGAGTGTACTTTTGTTTCTTCAAAGCGTTTAATAGACTACATGACTAATCTTGAGAAACCGATTCCTAGAAATTTATTTTTAGCGCAACAAGTCGACCAAGACACAATGAACGTGCTATCAAAATCGATCTTGGAGATTCGTGAGCACGACGTGCATCTTGAAGGGTATTTTAAGTTACACGATTTAGAATATAAGCCGAAGCCCATCATTATACACATCGACTCGTATGGTGGCGCAGTCTATCAGTGTTTTGGTCTGCTGTCTATCATGAAGTCAAACGGAACACCAGTCAATACTGTTGTTACAGGATGCGCCATGTCTTGTGGATTTATGATCGCAATTCACGGCGCGCATCGATCAATTCATAAGTACGGCACAATGATGTACCACCAAGTGAGTTCGGCTGTTTGGGGGAAAGTTGCAGAGATGGAAGAGGATTTAATTGAAACTAAGCGCCTTCAGAAACAAATTGAAGAGATGACACTCGGTAACACAAAGATCACTAAAGAAAAATTACAAAAGGTCTACAAGAGAAAGCAGGACTGGTACATCGACGCAAAAAACGCGCTCAAATGGGGCTGTGTCGACGAGATTGTCTAGCAGCTATCTATTAAATTCTCTTAATTAAGACGTGGTTTTTTGTGTTCTATTTTTTAGATTTTTTCATGGTTCCATCAATGCTCAGCGTTCCAATGAATATAAAAAACGCAGTTGAGACAATGAAGAAACCAGCTGCTAATGTTAAAATCATGCATCTTTATTTATTCTGCGGATTTTAAATTGACAATTTTAGATGCAAGTTTTTGCATGGGCATTGTAGATTCTATCTATCTTAAAAAATGTATTAACATCTAATAAGACGCAGGATGCTTCATATCTACACTTAATTAATATATTATATGCGCAGGTGAAACTGAGGATGAAGCCCTCAGAAGTAACCCACTTATCTTGCTATGACAACGACCCAATTCCCAGAAAATCTAAAGAGTAGAGAGATCTTCATCTTTGATCAGATCTTGGCAGGCAATTTTGAGGCGATGTGGACCGAGATCACCCACTACGTAGATGGTAAAGAAGTCAAACTTCACGTAATGGAAGACGCGCTCTTTGTGGGTGGTGTCCGAGTCAATGTGTCTGCAAATCTTGAGCAAAAAATTGCTGATCTTTTCGACGCATCTCTGCCCACCGCGATGGTAGCTGACATGATGTACTTATCTGCCATTAGAAAAATTGGGCCGTGTCCAATGCCTATCTCATCTACTGTGAGCGCAATGACTACTCATTCTAATGCTGTAACAAAACAGTTGACCTCACAGATAGGTCTTGCATCTACTACCGGCAAGCACTGGATTTTAGACAAGAAGCTTGAACTTAATCCGAAAAGAGCGTGTAATTACGGCTGGCACTTCACGGGCCCAACATACAAGGGAATTAAGGGGTATCCTGCTGCATCGAAGATCGCAAGCAAGATTGCAAATGTGATTCAGCCTAACGCGATCGCCCACGATGCCCTACACACAGATTACTCTCAAGTGTGTCAGCTAGTTTCTCAGCGCTGTTGGATCAATGGCTCTGAGCAGCGCTTCTCTGATGTCGTAAAAGATCCACAACTTGCCAAGCTAGTATCACATACGGGTGCTCTTAAATTCGACAGACAACCCGGTACTGCACTCTACACAGGATGCAAGCTCACGCTGCCTTTTAGAATTCCTGCTTCTTGTCCCGCTGTATAGGTGAACCATGCCAACGTACGACTACGGTTGCTTAGTTTGCAACAAAGAGTTTGAAGTTCAACAATCAATTAAAGACGAAAAGGGTGCTGAGTGTCCGCACTGCAAGACATTCTCCTGCAATCGCCTCATTTCTAAGGGAACTTCTTTCACTTTGAAGGGAACTGGGTGGGCCGCAGACAACTATACGTCTTCTAAGACTTAGATCACACAAGAAAAATTAGCTTGTAAAGAACTAAAGACTTAGATTAGTATTGCTAATATCTGGTGGAAAGGAAACAAACCAACAGATAAGACACGCAACGGAAGTCGTATCGGTGGCAGACATCAATCTCATAAATTGAAGGAGAAATCCCCTTGTGGGTTCGAGTCCCACCCGTTGCACTAAAAACGAGGATATCATGATCCGCTTTCTCGGAAAGATTCCTAATAAATGTACGGTAGCTTTTTCAGGTGGAGTCGATTCCGTCGCAGTAGTCGACTTTCTATTGAATGGTAAAAAACAAGTCGACCTGGCTTTCTTCCATCACGGCACGAAGACATCGGATGAAGCTCAGTTTTTTGCAGAATGTTTTGCTTCCGAACGAAACCTGAATCTTCGCATCGGAAAGATCACTCGAGAAAAGTTGCCCGAAGAATCGCAAGAAGAATACTGGCGAAACGAACGGCATAAGTTCTTCGCCACCTTCGACAAGCCTATCATCACTGCCCATCACCTAGATGACGCAGTTGAGACCTGGATCTTCACGTCCCTACATGGTGAATCACGATTGATTCCATACACAAGTGGAAATGTGGTTCATCCGTTCCTCATCACACCGAAAGCCGAGTTTGTTTCTTGGTGCGAGAGGAAGAACCTGAGATGGATCGAGGACGGTTCGAACTGTGATCTGCGGTTCATGCGCAACCTGATCAGGCATCGAATCGTGCCTGAAGCCCTGCGAGTCAATCCAGGCTTGCACAAGGTCATCAAGAAGAAGTACCTCGATCTTTAAGAAGCTTTTGTCCTTAAGAGTTCAAACACTTCACGTGGAACTTTTGTCTTAGGATCATCACCCAAAGAAAGACAATTTTGACTTGCAAACTGAGTCAAACCACTTAAAGTGCCCGGGCCCCAAACGCCGTCTATGCTCTTATCATACAGACAAATCTTTTTTAAATATTCTTGTGCTTCTTTAAGCGAATTTTTATCCCATATTACAGAGTCATCCTTGTTTGGTTTAGCAGCGTCGATTGTCTTCATGAATAGTTGAGATTCTGATTTTCTTCTGCTCAGCAGACCTTTGTTGACCTTCATGACACCACCGACGCGAAACTTGCACCACGCTTCTAACTTCGCAGGAACGCTAGCAAAATCTCTTGAATTAACAGCCTTTTGCACGCCCGTGTTGACGATTCCTCCTTCGCCTGTGTTAAAGATGAAACTAACTAGCGCGTCGAATTGGTTCTGGTTGAGGGGCACAGTTATGTGTTTCTTGACAGCGCTTTCGAATCGCTCTACGTCTTTTGCGAGAATAACCAGTGCTTGTTCTTTTGTGATTTCTTGATAATTTTCACCCGGGAGAATAACGTGTCCCACTCCGATTGTGGGCTTGCCGGCCGGGCAGATGTAACGCTTAAGCACCAATCCTTCCCATTTTGTGATGTGTTCTAGACCATGTGCGGAGATTTTTAGATGATCATTCATATTACTAATAAATATCTCTTTTGCAACTCAGCGACCCGTTGTTGTATAAATCTTAATACAGTATGTCTATCGACAAAAAGATGCTGAGAGTGGCAGCGCTCGCGGCTTTGCAAAATGACGAGAGGGGCAATGACATTAGGACTTTCTTTCTTGGTTGCGTCGGCCTAAGAAATGATGGCGTTCTTGTTGCCTCAAGAAATGTTGCATCACGCGATGTAGCTCTGAGCCACCATGCTGAAGCGCGTCTATCGCGCAAACTTACGCCCCGCTCTGAAGTCTGGGTGGCACGAATTAGAAAAAATGGCGAGTGGGCCATGGCAAGACCATGTTCAAGTTGTCAAAGCAAATTACGTATGGCGGGTGTCTCCCGAGTCGTATACACTCTTGCGCCCGATGAGTGGGGCGTCATAGATTTAAAGGAATCAAGAAGATGAACATTTTAATATTAGATGATGACGCTGTGCGACATCAAGCATTTGACAATTATTATAGAGCATACGCACCCATAACACACACTTACCGCTACAGCGACTGCATTAAGAATCTAAAGCTAGGCGGTTGGGATATCGTACATCTTGACCACGACTTGGGTGAAGAAATTGGCGATCCTGACATGAGGGTTGATGGTTGGGGCAAAGCAGTGCAGTTCAATGGGCTCGACGTCGTAAGATGGCTGGTCGATCGGGTAGACGAACCGCTTGCACTGAAAATCATAGTTCATTCCATGAATCCGGCCGGTGGACAAAAGATGTATGATGAGCTATGCCACGCAGGCTTTGATGCAGATTACATTCCGTTTGTCGAGGTTTATTCAAAATTTCTCAAATGAAAAAAGACAATATCATCTCTCTAGTTGATCGACTTGAACGCTGGCGTCACGTCTACACTTCACCAAATGGTGAATTTAATGTCACAGTTTCATCTCGCGGATACTTAAAGGTTTCATTCAGGGAGGATCAGAAAGATACTATCTGTCTTGATTTCTTTGAATCTGTGAGATTTATGTCTGAAGTCTCAAAAGGATTTGAGATGATTGTGATGGATGCAAATTGACGCGTAGAGAAATTATAAAACTATAGGGGTTCACGCCTCAAAAAACAGTAATTAATTAAAGAAAAAAACATGTCTAACAAGAAGAAAAACAACTTTTACAGCCACAAACTTCAACTCAACACTGACAGCTTAGCTTACGCGCCCGATGAGGAGCTTCGAAGTCTTCACGACTCTCTTCAGCGCGAGAGAGACATGACGCTCCGAGAAGATCATGATTCTCGTAGTGTTGAAGACTCTATCAGCTACGTACAGCGCGAACTTAGCATCAGAGAAAAGCGTCGGTGCGCTCATGCAAGCTATTTGAAACTTAGCGGCTACGTCGAGCTCGCTGAGGAGACACAACAACACGCGGTGCCTGCTCCTGCAGATCAAAATAACTAAATTATTGAAAGTAGCTTATGGATAGTATCATTCAAGATTATCTTAAAGACTTAAAATCTTTTTCACTACTCAAACATCCTGAAGTCGTAACTCTTTTTAAAGATTATGTCGAAGGTGATTCTGCGTCTGCAAAAAAAGCAAAGAAAAAGCTAATTGAAAGTAATCTTCGACTAGTCATATCAATTGCCAAGAAGCACAAGGGGCACAACATTCCTCTTGAAGATCTTATTCAAGAAGGTAATTTAGGCTTACTCAAAGCGATTGATCGCTTTGATTATAAACGCGGTTTTAAGTTCTCTACTTACGCAACTTGGTGGATTAAGCAGGCCATTTCTCAGCATATACTTAAAAGAAAAAGAATGATTCGCCTGCCGGCACATGCTGCATCAGTACAGAAGAAGATCGTACAAGCTGCAGATGAATATCGCTCAATGATGGGCTGTGAACCTTCAAATGATGAATTGTTGGACTTGATCGATGCGTCTGAGACTGTTGTGAAGGCGACCATCGCTTCAGGAAGAAACACTGTATCTCTTAATCAAACTTTGTCTTCTGATCCTGATTCAGGCACCATAGACGAAAAGATTAAAGATGAAGATGAAAATGTCAATCCTTTTCACGTCACTTCTTCTAAGGAACTCTTATGTATTGTGCAAAAAGTTCTTCAGACGCTGTCAGAAAAAGAGTCTGCAATTTTGCGATTGAGATTTGGTCTTTTTGACGAGAACATGGACACTACAGACTATGTAATTAACGAATCAGACATAGATAACCTTTTAAATTCTAAAATGTAAATAGATGCGCTACATAGACTTTTTTTTAATTGTGTCAAATTTTCTTACGCTGACATTGTTAATCATTCTTAAACATAAAATTAATAAACAATTAAAAGAAATTGATAGTGTACGTGAATGCTTGACAAAGCGTAAAGATGTTGAACATGACTACATGCAATCGTTGATGACAAGACTGGGTGACGTTCAACGTACAAGATTTTCAAATTATTTTAAAAATCACGGAGATTAAACTTGAATCAATTATATTGTAAAAAAGAAAAATCACAATATGCCACTGTCACAGAAGATGGAACTAATTATAGAGAAATCGCTGACATGATGACCACGATCGGCTACAAAATGAATCATTCTTCAGCAAGAAATTACGTATTGCGTGTCATGAAAAAATTTGCGCATGCAATCACCAAGAATTGGAATATTGATCTATCAGAAGACAGACTCGATCAAATCATCAAAGATCCTCAATTTCAAGAGGGCATTAGTGATATTCTTCAAGAAATTGAAGCAAATAGAAAGCTAAATCAAGCGGAGATTAACGCAAAATGAGACTGCATCAAAGAAGTATTTCAAAAGTCACGTTGCTTAATGTTCTTAAGCGAAGAAAATCGGATCTAAAGAGATTCTTAGCAGAAACTGGAATTGTTACATATGAACTACTCAAGTCACGATGTAATTCAATGGGAGTAATCCCGCCAGAAGAGAGAGAATTTCTTGACACAATTGAAGCAGATTACACTGGTACCGCTTCAGTGTCTTCACCTGCTGAAGGCTTGATCGTTCTGGATCCTCCAAAGATCATTAATGAATTAACTGGTAAAGAAGTAGAAATGCCGCAGATCGATCCTTTGGCAGAGCTGCCTGAGCCTGTCTTAGATGAGCCGAGCGCAGATACCACAAACGAAGAGAATTCATCTAAGAAAAAGAAAAAGAAGTAAGTTGCAATCGCTCGACGTCACATGTTAAATTTGACACATGACGACAGTTATCGATATTCTCGAAGCTCTTGAATCTGACAATTCACGTCTCTTCAAAGAGGAAATCTTAGAGGTCCATGGCAAGAATAAACTTCTCCGTGAGGTCTTCAAGATTGTTGGTGATCCATACACAAATTTTTACATCAGTAAGTTCAAGATGCCCAAGGCCGAAGGAAATGGCGCCGACGATCTTGTTCTAGAACATTTCCTAGAGGATATCCACGAAAAACTCTCCACCCGCAAAGTGACCGGCAACGCAGCGAAGGACCTTGTAGCTCGACTATTCGCTGACATGACAGGACCGCAGCAGAAGTGGTGCCAGCGCATTCTACTCAAGAATCTACGATGTGGTGTTTCGACTACTACAGTAAACAAGCTGTGGCCGGGAACAATCGTCGGTTTCTCTGTGCAGCTTGCAGAATCTTTGAAGACTCGGCACGAACTAGGCAAGGGAATCATCATCGAAGATGAAATCACTTATCCGGCTAGAATCGAACCCAAGCTCGACGGACTCCGCTGTATTGTGGTAAAGAAATCCGGTGAAGTTACAATGTTCACTCGAAGCGGCTCTGTCCTCGAGACGCTGCCTCGAATCAAGTCTTACATCGAATCAGCACCTTGGGACAATTTTGTCCTTGATGCCGAAGTGATGG